TCATGTAAATAGCTTCTTTTTCGTTGCCCTGCGACGCATCCTCTTTTGCTTCTTTGTCCGACGACGACGGCCTCCTTCACGAACTCCCATATTGCGCATCATCTCCTCGAGGTCACCGTATCTATTAGGTTCGGGAGGAGGAGCACCTGCGGCCGCGGGCGCGGCTGGCGCCCTCATGCCATATCCGCCCCGAGAATTCTCGACTGCGAGGACGAACTTTCGCATCCGCTTGTTCGCAAGATCGTAGACAGACGTACCCGCTTCATCGGGAAGTCTGCTCGCTTCGAGGTCTGCGAGCTCGATAACGGCATGAAGTTCGTAGTGCTTGTACTGGAGTCTGAATATCTGAGGTTTGTCCTTCACACCTGCAGGGTCAAAGGTAAAGATATACTCGGTTGCCGATGAAGCAGGCGTGACTTTGGCGATCTCCCAATCCCCCTCTGAATATCCGCGCATCTTCATGGTTTTCACTATGCGATCTGCGGTCGCGGGAGAAATCTTGAACTGTCTCTTTTCGGCGTTCGTTAGTTGGAATCCGAGACCTCCTACGTTCAGTGTCTTCTCCAGCTCGGGCGGGGGTTCATCCGCTACAAGAGCCATTTACTTTCTACGCAGTGTTTTCTTGCCTCTGCGCCGAGTCTTTCGCTTCTTCCCACCCAGAAACCCTCGAATCTTCTTTGACGGATCCTCAGGAACACCAGACAGGGCTTTGGATACGACGAGTTCTTTCGAGGCAAGCGATACGCGTGTGGACTCATCGTCGGGGTCTGCCATATTGATAGGCGTTGTCGTCAGAGGTGCTCTCAATGAAACAGATGCGTTTCCGCGAGGGATTATATCGGTAAAGAGGAAATTTGGTGCTCCTCTCGTGAGTTTTCCAATGTATGTATGAACCCCGCGATGAGGAGCTCCTACTCGGTTTCCCTCGTCGTCTTCATCAAACCAAGTGAATGGTCTCTCTATCTTGTAGTATTTTCCAACCTCAAGTTGGGCTGCAGTAAGATACTGCGGCATTTGATAGGAAGCTAGGATACTTTCGCCGAGTGTACTTGACAATCCCGCGCAGCATCAGCTTGTTCTCGATGTAGTAGGTGCGGTACGCAGCGACGGGATCGGGGTGTTTGTAGATGTCGGGCATGGCCTGGCGCGGTGGTGTTGCGCCAATATCAACGAGACCCGCAGGTGGGTTCTCGCGCAGCCACTGCAAACGTGCCTCGGTCTTGTGAGTCTTGTCGCCGTACCGGAATCGATACTCACGGCAGAGCCAGTGACCGAGATCCGCGAGCCATCGATAGTTCGACAGACTCTCGCGAACCCAGATGGCACATGGGTGATTGGCATGTGTCTTGCGGTATGCATCCTCGGGAAGACCCGCAGGATTCAGTACCCAGTGTGCAGAGTACAGCAGTTGCGCAGTTTCGAGTATCATCTTGACGACATGCTTGTCGCAATGATACTCGGCGGCCTTGCTGGCGATTGCGTGAAGGTAGAAGATGTTCATGGTACAATGTTTGAAAGGACTTACACGAATCACATTCGTTTTAACATCGATGGATTGCGGACAACACCATAAAGGCTACCGAATGCGGGTCTTTTGGTTTCATCAAGATGAGCATAAGCGTGTAGACTGACTGCATGATGTAATGGGGTGTCGAAAGAGACCGAGTCGTCATGATGGCTCGGTTGCAAAACCGCATGGCACTTTGCTTCCATGGATTCGAATTCGGAACAACGGCACGAATATCGTCTGCGAGTAACGAGAACATATAGGCATATTCCGCAGTCGTCAGGCGCATAAACATGGTGACCGGAATGTCCCCATACCCATAATTCTCGAAGATGTGTGAGATGACTGTCCATCGCGATCGCAGTCTCTCATTGAAAATTGTCGATTCGCTGGGAAGAGAAAGTCGGTGCCGCTGCCGGTACGACCACATTGCGTGAAGTCTCTTGCGAACGTCGATGGAAATCCGACATCGAGTGTACGGATTGTCGGGGGATTCCTTCTGCGAACACCACCTCCAGATGGTATCAAATGAGAACCACCAGATATGTCCGTTTTCTTCAAACGCGAAATAGTCAAAGGGGTAGATATTCTCGTCTCCAGTCATAAGTTCCTCTCCGTTTGCAAGGTTCTTTCTGCAGAGAACACCGGGTCCACCCATAGATAACCGATTTCGGACGAGCCACCCTCGAACCGCGGCCTGGATTTTCTGTACATTCTTCTCCTTTGGGGCATTTGCGTCTGCCCAGAGAGTCGGAACCTTACACCGCGCATGTCTTCCACAGAGAGTGTGTCCCTTAAGGGCTGCGGCTTTGCACTGTTCGACAGACCCCTTCTTTCGAACCGAGGCACACAACATGCCCTTTGTTCTGACCTACATTCTTTCTTGAAAGTGAAAACGTTCACGCAAAACGAATCTACAGACTGGCTGAGCATAGACAGTATACCACCAGCTAACATGTCTACCAACGCGATTGTCTCTGTCTCCAACCTCGACATCTCCAAGGTCACCTTCGGCGAGATCCGTCAGAACAAGGCGGGCGGCAAGACTGTTCCTATCAAGTACAACGGTCAGAGCTTCATGATTCGCCTCCCGAAGATTGCCTACCCGATGGGCGTCGCTGTACGCGAGTCCGAGAACGGTACCAACTACACTCTGATGGCTACGCTCAAGGGTTGCGACCCGTTCGTCAAGGAGCGTGCTGGTGTCGAGGCAGGTGAGCTCGGTGCTCTGTACAACTTCCTGCTCGACATCACGTCTCGGCTGCTCGAGACGGCCACGACGAACAGCGCCAAGTGGTTCGGCAAGACTCGCTCTCGGGATGTTCTCCAGGATGTCATGAAGCAGTCAATCAGCCCGAGCGTGGAGAAGGTCGACGGTCAGTGGGTTCCGTCTGGAAAGTATCCGCCGTCTCTCCGGATGAAGGTTCCGGTGTACGACGGTCGGGTCGCGATGGATGTTGTGAACGCGGCCGGCAAGGCAGTCGACATCACGATCGAGAACATTCAGGATGTCTTCCCGAAGCGCGTCGACGCCTCAGTCACGGTCACTCCGTCGGTCTACGTCTCCGGTCAGGGCTTCGGCATCACCTGGCGCGTCTCTCACGCTCGGGTCTCTCCGCCGCAGCGTCTGACGGCTGCGCAGGTGTTCGCAGACGAGCTCGATGAGGACGATGGTGTTGCCGAGGCTCCTGCACCTGCTCCGTCTCCGTTCGCATCTGCTGGCGATGCACCTCCCGCACTGAACGTCCAGGTTCCTACTGCGGATGAGCTTGAGGAGGACTCGGTGGCTCCGTCTGCGGCTCCGGCTCCTCCACCGGCTTCGAAGAACCGGCGTCGCCAGGCGGCACATTGATGAACTCCCAGATACGGGAATCGGGTGGCGGAATGTATAGAATCATGTCCTCATCTACAAAATAGGTAGTCTGACGATTCGGGAAATCTAAAACACGCGGCGTCGTACACGAGGTGGACTTCAAAGACAAAATACCACATTTTTTGCATTCATGAACACTCGGTATGCGCTCTGTAATCATGTCCGGAGTCACGATCCGAACATCACTCTTCAGGCAGTGCTCCAGAAAACTCAGCGGCTGAGTCCAGCCCTCGGCCAGGAACTTTTCAAACACGTGAGATGGAAGCTTTGACCAGATGTCGCCTGGGGAATCCCAGCCGTCCTCTTGGAAGAGAGTTGCGTAGTCATTGTCGCGAAACCACAGAATATGAAACAGCGCGTGGTCTTCGACGCTGTGCTCGACGAGACCTACACGCTGAAGGTCATCGTCATAGAGCCAGTACACGGTTGCATGCGTAAATCGAGGGTCTCGAGAGCCGCGATAGACCTCTCGACCGTCCATATCCCACAGATCCGACACAACATCGATGTCGTGTTCAGAAATGTCGGTAGAAATATCTCGATAGACGACGTTGGGATTCAGAATGGAGAACATGTTGTTTCTGTATGAGATTACTCGAAGGACACCTTTACCGTAACCGCATGAAGGCACACCGACTTAGTGGCACTGCGCGACAGCTCCTGGCGCTTGCGACCTTCCTTCGGCCGTACAACCGTAGAGCACTCCTCCATGTCTGCGTGAACCGCGTCGAAGTTCTCCTCCAGGTAGTCCAGAACCTCGTCCTCGATGACCCACGCGAAGAAGTTGAGCTGACCGACGGTGGTATCCAGTCCCATGAACTGAACGTGCTTGGAACGGCAGAAGGGGTCAAACATCTTCTTGCTGTACGCCTTGAGGTGAGCCTTGTAGCTCAGGTAGACAATGATGTGTTTGTTGGTTTTCTTCGTCAGGTATGAGACGTTGTTCTTTTTGGCATAGTTGGTGACCAGCCAATCGATGAGGCGCAGGCTGATGCGCGACTCCCCCGAGAGGATCTTCTGAACGCGCTCGAGGACATTGGGAGCAGAATATGTCTTCTCGAGATGATGCAGAACCCACTGCTCCTTGCTTTGAATCGTCTCCATATTGGAAACAGAACCGTTCATTGAAAATGGATTTTCGCTTATGTAGACGAGAGAAAGCAATGGCAGCAATGTACCCCAATATCGGCACACCTCTTGAAGATATTGAACCCTTCACGCAAGAACTTCATAGCACCGTGGATACAATGAAAGAAGCTCTTCTGACGGAAACGCGCATTCTAGAGGGCACCGCAGTTCCGACGTATGACGACTTCCGAGCTGCCCTCGACGAGAAGCGTCCGTATATGTCCCGAGAGTCTCTTGCGATTCTCGAAGAGCGACTGACGCAGTGGCTACTGGACAATCGTCCGTATACCTCGCTGAACCGCCGCATTCGGCAGTTCGCGCTGTACTGTTGCACTCTGCAGCCCGAGCTTCGGTTTGGCACTCTGAAGAAGGTTCTCTACCCGATGGCGCAGCGGCTCATGATGAGTGATGTTGGGCGGCTCTGGCAGCGTGATCGCTGCTTTGAGCGAGTCCTGCGTCTCTACGGCGAGAATGACCAGCGCACCGATGCCTGGCATGCCAAGCGATCGGAGATGATTACGGCTTCGGAGGTCTACCAAATCTTTGGTTCAGATTCTGCACGGCGCGAGGTTATGATGCGCAAGCTGGAGCCGCGTGCTCCAGGAGAGGGACCGCCGATTGCTCCTCTCCTCTGGGGGACTCGGTTTGAACCCGTGGCTAAGAAGATTTACGAAGAGCAGACTGCTTGCAAAATCTACGACGTCTCCTGCGTGCAGCATCCGGTTCATTCCTTTCTAGGCGCGTCTCCCGATGGTCTCATCGTACCCCACGATGAGAACGACGTTCGGCGGTACGGCCGTCTGGTGGAGTTCAAGTGCCCGATGAGCCGCGCGATGAAGGATGAGATTCCGCCAGGCTACGTGCACCAGATGCAGATGCAAATGGAGTGCACGGGCATTGACGAGTGCGAATATGTCGAGTTCCGCTTCAAGCAGGTCAACTTCTCGGAGTGGAACAAGAGTACGGACACCAAAGGGCATTTCACGGTGTACGAGTCGGGCAAGGTTGTCTACGATGTCGCAGACCATGTCGATGATGCGCAGGTTATCTACTGGCTACTGACTTCCATCAAGCGGGACTTTGTGCGTCGCGATCCCAATTGGCTCCCATCTCACTTTGATGGACTCAAGGCCTTCTGGAATGATGTGCTGGCTCACCGAGCCAACGGAACTCGTCCCGAAGAAACGAAGAAGGGTGTATCACTTGATTTGTAGACAACTGAACCACTTCTTCTCAGGAGGCGCGAAGTTCTTCGTCCATTCATCAATGGTATACTTGTCGGACATGCTGCGGTTGCAGCGAGCACAAATGGGAACAAGATTGTCGAGAGTCGTCTTCCCTCCCTTGCTCTCCGGAACATTATGACCGCATTCGTAATCGAATACAGTGATACGGTTCTTGCACCAGCGAATAGTACATTTTCCACTGAAGCGATGACCCATTCGAGTCAGCCAGACTTGCTCTCGA